CTATAGCATTTTCAGGTGAACAGATATTATATTCAAAGATTAAAACAATAGAACCACACGAAGTCAATGGACAATATTGTTATGTTAAAGTTGTGATGAAACAAGAGGGTGACACAATCACAAAAGAAGAAATTTTGGAATGTGCTGATGGTAAAAAAGGTCCAGAAACTCCAGGTTATTGGGAGTTGTTTGCGGAGTTTTATTACAGAGATATTAGTGCACCAGAATACTGTCGATATTATAGTCGACCAAATCACGTTTTTAAGACACCAGGAAAAACGTGTTTAAAAACAAATGGTGAATGGGAGGTACAATGATTAAAAATATAATCATACTCTCACTTATACTAGTAATTGTGACAGGTATGTCAGGGGCTGATTTTTTAGACCATATTGCTTTTGGACTTGACAAATTACAAGAAATAGTATATACTATAAAAAGTGAGGTTAATTAATTATGAATAAAGTGAAAAAACTACTATTAGTTGTAGGTGCAGGTCTATTGATGGCCAACTGTTCCGCAACTTATAATATGAAAAGTGAAAAAGGTAAAGTCTTAAATCAAGTACCAAAGTGGTATATGAATGACTTTTCAGAAAAGAAGGCGTGTGATATACCTACTTTTGGTAAAGACAAAGATAAAATGTGTATCTTTGGTGTTGGTACTGCGGTATCACCTGACTTATCTTTATCAATAGAAAAAGGTATGATGATTGCCAAGGCAGAACTTGCTGATATTATTAAAGGTGAGATGAACAAATCGTCTAAACAATTCATTACAGAGTTAGGTAAAACACATAACAAAACTACAGTATCAGAAGTTGAGAGTACAATTGTAAACTTAATTAAAGATACACCAGTTAGAGGTTATGAAATCTTTGCGAAAGATGTTACAATTACAAAACAAGGTTATTATAGAAGTTGGATTGGTTTAAGATTACCAATGGGTGAATATAATAAGATGTATAATTACACAATCGCTGAAGCAGTTGACGCTTACAATGTAAAAGAAAAGGCTCAAATCGCTTACGATAACTTAATAGGTAAAGATGATGGAAATAATAATCTACAGTAAAGAGAACTGTACATTTTGTAACAAGGCCAAACATATGGTTAAAAATCTTGGCCTTGAATACACAGAAAAGAAAATGGAAGACTTTGATTCTCCACAAAAGATGTTAGAAGACATTGGTAAACCTGTTAGAACTATGCCACAAATTAAGATTGATGGTAAGTTAGTTGGTGGTTATAATCAATTGGTCGAATACTTTGCAGATCAAGGAAAGGTAAACTTTAAGGGTGAAATCATTAGTGAGTGATAAAAAAGATAATATCATATTGTTTCCTACAAATAGAATAGTGGAGAAGTCAACAGCTGGTCCACAAAAAGATGATAAGTTTCAAAAGAAATTGGCACAAGAGCAAACAAGACAATTTGTAGAAACTACAGTAGATGATATTAGTATCAACTTATTAAGACAGTTTTATAATATGGCAATTAAAACAAATAATAATTCATTTACAAAAGACTTGGCATTGTTAGTTGATGTAATGCGTGGTTTGATTTATAGAGATTTTGATATTAAACACCCTGCACAAGTGTTATCAGATAAGTTAGTTACTTTAAGTGTATTAAAAGATGGTTCACAATCAGCAAAAATAGATTACACAGATTTAATTGAAAAGAAACATAAACAACATAAACCATTAAGTCCAGATATTAAAGACGAATTGAGAGATATGAATGATATGGCAGGTATGTTTGAGGGAGATGATATAAAAGATGATTAAACAGAATTCCACAGGAATCGCCTTAACAGGTTGTAAAATAGTTAAATTAAACAACTCAAATATAAAAAGGAGTATATAATGTTAAATACATTGAAAAACCTATTTGGTAAAGACGAACTAGTTAAAGTAAAAACTGTTAAAAGAACAGAAACTAGAGGTAGAAAATCTTTATCAAAAAAACAAAAAGTGCTAAACCTTTTATCAAAAGGTGAGAACGTTGCTTGGAAAACTATTCAAAGTAAATTTGAATTAGAGTCACCAAGATCAATGGTTGACACTTTAAGAGCCGAAGGTTATATGATCTACGGTAACAGAGTGAATGGTAAGAAATACTACAGATTAGGTACGCCAACAAGAGCTATCGTTGCTGCTGGTATTCAAGCGTTGTACGGAACTAAATTCAGATACAACAACCACAAAGTTTCTGTAAAAAGATCAGAACTTTCACCAATTGATGCTTAATCAATAAGCCAAGATGGGGCGCTTCGGCGCCCCTATCATTATGACAGAATTTAAAAACGGTATATACAATACATTACAAAGTTTAATAGGCACAAGTATAGGTCGTGCTTTGATTTATACTTTAGGACATATCGTAATTGCTATGACTTGTAATAGATTAATTACTGGTGCTGATTGGAAACTTGCTGGTGTTGATGCTATTATAGAACCTATGATAAATGGTGTTTGGTATTATGTATTAGATAGAACTTGGAGTAAATATGGTAAATGATTTATACAAAATAATTAGACATATATTACCTGAACTATTTAATGAAGATAAAGCATTTAAATCTAATTTACCTAAGGTAACCAGATTTCAAATATTAACAATACTAGCAACAACTTGGGCATTTATATTTGCTCAAATGACAATGAACTTTTTAAATTATGGTATTACACTAACAACTAGTATAATTGCTCACGTTTTGGTTATTGCTGGTATTATATTTACAAGAAGAAGTTTGAATATAGAATACAAGTTTAATGATTATCACAGCGTAGGTAGACAAAGAGCATTTACTTGGGCAAGAGATAAACAAGGCAATCCTTATAAAGTACCTTTAGACCCTAATGATCCAGGAGGTGAACACGAATGAATATTAAAGAGATAAAAAACGAAATTAAGGCCTTAGAAAATACGAATAAGTATTTTAAAAGAGTATTTGAACCAGAAGATTGTGGTTGGATGCATACAACAATTGATGGCAATAAACATAGAATTAAAGTATTAAAAAGTATATTAAAAGGTAAAAAAGAAAAGCATTGGTCAGAATATCTATGACACTAATAGATGGTTTGTTATTAGGTTTTATTGGATTGATTGTTTATGTGAGTGGTTTTTTAGTCGCCTATATAGTTTACGAAAAAGGATTAAAAAAAGAAAAAAGACTACAAGAGGAAAAAGAAAGTCAAATACACCATTATGAGTTTAAATAAAAAAATAGATAAAAAAGAATATCAAAATATTGCTGATTGTATTAGAAGCGATCAAGTGCCAGCAAATCATATAGCAGAATATTTTGAAGATAAAGAATTTTATAGATGGTATAAAAAGAAATATTTTAATGATTGATAAGTTATTACAAAAAGAAATAGATAAATCAAGTAGCGACAAAGAAGTCGCTGTTTTACTTTCTGGCGGTGTTGATAGTTTATCAGTTGCATTCGCAGCACAAAGACTTGGTAAAACTATAAATGCATATACGTTTCATTTAAAAGGTCAACCAACTTATGACTCTATCAAAGCACAACAAATATCAATTAAAAATAATTGGTATTGTAGAGTTATTGAAGTACCTACAGATAATTTAGAAGAAGATTTTATATACTTGGCAAAAGAAATTAAATGTGTGAAAAAAACACACTTTGAATGTTGTTATCCATTTATTCATCTATATCCACAAATAAAAGAGAGAGAAGTATTATCTGGTTGGGCAGCAGATGGTTATTATGGTATTAGTAAAAAGGCCGTTTTACATTACGGTCCAGGTAAACCAAAAAGTAAATTTGACGAATTTAGAAACACATACTTTGATAAGAAAAATCAAGCTGGTTACATCTGGCACGATAGAGTTGCAAAGATGAATAATAAGAAGTTTATTACACCATATCTTACAAAGAATGTAAAAAAATATTTTTACAATATGAGTTGGTTAAAGTTAAACAAACCTACACAAAAACATCACGTTAGAAAAGCGTTTAAAAAAGAATTTATGAAAACAGGAGTTAAGAAACACATTAATTTACAATTAGGTTCTGGTGTTGATAAATTGTTTGAAACATTATTAAACAATAAAAAAATCAATACAAATAATCGTAAAAGAGTTATGGATATTTGTAGAGATTGGTCAATAAAAGTTAATAAAATTAATTTAGAGAATTTTTATAAAATTTAATTATGATCTTAGTTGATTTAAACCAAGTACTGATTTCAAACTTAATGGCTCATACTAGAGGTCAGTTAGATGAGATACCAGATAAAGATATGTTAAGACATATGGTACTTAACTCTATACGTGGTTACAATCTTAAATTCAAACAAGAATATGGAACACCAGTGTTGTGTGCTGATGGTTCTAATCCTTGGCGTAGAGATTTCTTCCCACATTATAAACACGCTAGAAGAAAAGGTAGAGATGAATCTACAAAAGATTGGACTAGTCTATTTCAATTAATAGGTGAGATACGAGAGGAGATTGCTCAAAACTTTCCTTACATAGTTTTACATATAGATAGGGTAGAGGCAGATGATATAATCGCTGTTCTTGTAAAAGAAAATCATAGTAAAGAAAAGATTATGATTGTTTCTGGTGATAAAGACTTTATACAATTACAGAAGTATCCAAATGTAAAACAGTATGCGCCTATACAAAAGAAATTTGTAGAGGGTGAAGATCCAATCACATACTTACACGAACAAATAATAAAGGGTGATAGATCAGATGGGGTACCAAATATATTAAGTCCAGATGATGTATTTGTTACAGGCACTAAACAAAGACCTATAAATAAAAAAAGATTAGAGGAATGGGCAAATATAGAGAACATACCTCTTGGTTCAGAAACTAAAAAGTATTATGAACGAAATAAGAAATTGATTGACTTGGAAGAGATTCCTGGTCTTATATATAATGATATACTGAATAAGTATAAAACATATAAAGTAAATGACAGGACGCTGTTGTTGACGTACTTTATAGAAAATAAATTGAAATCATTGATTGAAAATATAAATGATTTTTGATAACATGCATGGAGAAATATAATGCCACAAGACAATCCTAACTTGATTTCCCGAAAAGCAATGGAAGCAATGTCCAGTACATCTGGTTCATCATATCCGTTGATAAGTGAAATCTTTTTAAAGGTTAATAACGCAAAAGACAAACCTAAAAAGATAGAAGTTTTAAGACAGTACGATAAACCTGCGTTAAGACAAATCTTAAAAGGTTGCTTCGATCCAAAAATAGAATGGGAACTACCAGAAGGTATACCACCATATATTGAAAATGACGTACCAGAAGGTACAGAACATACACTTTTAATAAACGAGTCAAAAAGACTTTGGCACTTTGTTAAAGGCGCAGACCCTAAAACAAATAAACTTCAAAAAGAAACTATGTTTATTCAAATGTTAGAAGGTCTACATAAGAACGAAGCAAAAGTTTTATTAGATATGAAGAACAAAGCACTTAATAAAACTTTTAAAGGTTTAACCGCTGATATGGTTAAAGAAGCCTTTGGTTGGAACAACGATTTTGTAACACCATAACGAATCAATAGAGTAAAGGGTGCGACAAGTTGTTGTTCACCCTTTGTTCTTCTATAAGTCCCTTATTTTACTACCTTTTTTTACCAAATAACCGGTTGACAAACACCCTCTTTTAGTGTATATTATAAATATGAAAGAGAGGTTATTATATTATGCGTAAATTTTTGATTACAACTGCAATCATATTAACTACTTTGTGGTTAGTCTTAACTAGTTTTATGAACTCGGTAATGGCTAACGACTATAACACAGCAGTTATAGGACACGTCATACAAAGTAAAGTGAACGGTACAAATGTTGATACCAGTAAACTCCTAGAGCAAGAAATGGAGAAACTGGCTCATCAATTTGCCATTGAATCGATTACAATATTACAAGCATACTTACCAAAAATATTGGAAGGTATTGCGGCAGATTTAAGACTTAAAGCAGATACAGAATACAAATGTAAACTACTTGAAGGTACTAAAATCGAAGATGATTGTAAATAATTTTTTATCTTTAGACATTGAATTGAAAGTTTTATTGTTATTTTTTATAGTGACAATAATATACGAATCAATAAAGGGAATAAGAAATAAATGGCAACAAAAAAACAAACAAAAAAATCACAAGTGAAAAAAATACTTAAAAGAGAACTTGTAAGTAATCGTAAGTATAAAACGACCTATAAAGACATCAAAAAGTATTTTAAAATGATTAATAAAGCTGTTTTTGATGATAAACTATCACCATTTAATGATATATTAATTAAAAAAATTTACAAAGATGAAACTAAAAAATATTGTTATGGACAAGTGATTGCTTGGGAGTGGAAACGAAAAGGTACGAGAGTATATCATTTAGAAATGCAACCAAGTTATAGAAATAAAAAAGACTTTGTGGATACTTTAGGACACGAAATGGTCCACCTATATCAAATGGCTAATGTAGGTGATACTGGAAATCATAATAAATTGTTTTACAGTTTTAGACCAAAATTGAATGCAATTGGCCTTGACTTATAAAAATGAAAGAGATATATAATGGAAAAAGTGAGAAAGAAAAGCAAAGAAATAGATCATTACGTTAAACAAAACGTAGGAGAAGCATTGTTACAGTTAAGAGAACTATCTAAACCTAGTAACAGGTCAGGTGTAAGTAGAGTTTATTACACAGGTAATTGGGTAAACGACATCTATAATAACTATACAGAAAAACAA